ACATATCCGTCTTCTCTAACAGGAACAACAAAGTCTGTCCCATCTTTTAATTGTAAATTATAAATCATAGTGGGAACATCTGTGTTGTTATCTGTAGTTTTTTCTTCCTTTTCGTCATTTTCTTTCGTATCTTCTTCATTATCTGCGTCGTGTTCTACAAATAGTTTAATTATTTCGTCTTTTTTAAGGTTGTTATAAACGGTAAATCCTCTATCTTTGGCAATATTTTTAAGATTTCTGGTAGTTAGCTTTTCGTATTCAGCATTGTCTAATATATCTTGGTGTATATCAAAAGGTTCTTCTAATAAGGCAATAATTTCTGCCTTTTTCTTTTTGTATGTGACAATATTTCTTTCTTTAGCAATGCTTTTTAGTTTAAAGATATTCATAAGTCGATAATCTGGTTTTTCACATGCTGGTTTTTGTGGGGGATTGTTCCATAGTTTTGTTCTTCTTTCAATCATATCTAACATTCTTTTGTGTAAAGTTTTAACGGCTTTTTGGTTTCTAACCCCTAAAGTAATACCGTGTTTAATTGCTTCATCACCTAATTTTTTATCTGAAAGATTTTTCCAAGAATTTACAGTTTCAATAGGAATGGGAGACATAATAAGTTTTACATATTCGTGCCAATCTTCAAGTGGATCAATATTCATTGCTTGGAAAGTTTCATTATCAGGTTCTTCTGGGTGTTCTTGATGATATTTAAAAGTCAGTAGCCAATTTTGTTGTGTGGCAGCAGAAATAGAATTTAGAGAACCCCTAGCACTTTTTCCTTTAAACATTCTGGCAACTTTTTGTTGACCGATACATTCAATAGCCTCTGTGAGATATTCATAAGTAAGATTTGCTTTGTATGCTTTAATAACGAAATTACGCGGATTATTTAATCGAGTAGCGACCATATTTTATATAAGTTTATATGTCTTTAAGTATGAATTAATTATATTTTATTTTATTTTATTTTTTAACCTGCTTATCGGTCGATATAACCACATTGCGGTAAATTTTCCTAAGTTTTCGCTAAACTAAATTTGTATTATAAAAATAAATATATAGATTATTTTATACTTGTTTTGGGTATAAAATAATACTTTTAATATTTTATAATACTACAAATGTAAATATTTAATTTTTATTTCCTCAATAGCACCCCCAGAAATTCATAAATAATAATATTCATTTAATAAACAATTTCGCCGTTTCATATGCTAGATCATACTTTTGTATATAATTTGTTGAATCATTATCATAATATAATCTATATACTGTTATTTCATCTTCTGGTATATTTTCCATATGTTTTTTTATTTCTCCTAATAATACTTTTAGACGGATAGAGTATTGTATTATTTTTATCTTATTATTTAATTTACATGCATCTGGGTTATATCTAATAAAAACGCATCTGAGTCCTTCTGCTTGGTGAATATTAAGCATTCTTGAAATTTCACATGATTTATCATAGTGTTTATGTTGATCTTCATCTATTTCTATTATAATTAAATGAGTATTTGCATCTATTCTAATATCTGGACGATAAGAACCGCATACGAATCCGATTGATTTATTATGAATAAATTCTATTTTATTTTCTTCTAAATAGTCAACGACTTTCATTTCACGAGTCTTTTGTTTTAGTGTTGATTTTGGTTTACAATAATCACATAAATGAGGAGGTTTTTGTACTGTAAATAGATTACACGATACACAATATTTATGTATGATATCAATCATACCATCTAAACTACAACCAGAGCAATATTTCGGAATCTTTTCTTTTGGATAATTATACGACGGTTGTTTTTTATTGCATATACAACACATTTTGCTAACTACATCAATCATGTTATCAAGTTTATGTGTTGTACAATGAGTTGGTTTATTGTTTGGTAATGCATATGATGCTCTTTTATCGCATAATTGACATTGTTGGGATTTATGCTTAAGATCTGACATATTATCATTTTTATGTTCAAAACAATGGGTTGCTTTGTGTATGCCAAATGTTGGTTGTTTAGGAGTTTTTAAATTTAGTTGAACACATATTATACATTTTTGATTTTTAACATCGATCATATTCTCTACCGCATGTTTTTTACAATGACTTGCTTTTTCTCCTGTAATTCCATATGTAGCATTTTTACGACATGATGTAGATTTACATATATTACTTACTAGATCTACCATTGTATCATCAGAACATTTTGAGCAATGGGTTGCTTTTTTTCCTGGAATACCATAAGAAGGTGATTTTTTTTTACATTTTAAACACATACTGTTTTTGTTATTGAGATTAATCATTCCATCTTTAGAGTGTGATATACAATATAATGGACGGGTTTCTGTAGGAAAATTAAACGATGCTCTTATTGTTTTATCTTCGTCTTTACACGTGATACATATTCTTGAATCTTGTTTGATTATGACCATACCTGTTTTTATATGATCTTTACAATATAATCTTTTTTTCTCATCTTTAAAATTATAACTTGCATTCTTGTAACACTTTTCTTCTGTACAAAGAGTTGGCATTTGGATTTTTATTATAATTATAGTTTTTATTAATTTAATATCATTTTTATATTTTATACTTGTTTTTTGAGTATAAAATAAATATTGGGTATAGAGCGCCACCATTCCAAAAAAAAAAACTATAAAACTGGAAACCCTAGTGCTCCTCCAGAGATTCTGACGATATTGTTGTTAACGGCTGTAGTAATAAATTCGAAGGTTTGGGGGTAACCTCTACCAGGAAAGCCAATACCTTGTCCAGCGGCAGAAAGTACAGCGCCCTCAGATGCCTCAGGAACTATGCTAACGTTGGTTAATTTTCCATAATTGGTGGATCCCATGGGATCCAAGCAGATAAAGTCGAGTGAATATGAATACATGTGGTATCCATTTTCGCCAGGAATAACAGGGGCGTGATAATATGGGTTAACAAGAGAGAAGTAATCAGATCCCATTTGTGCAAGTCGGTTTGTGTTTTCGTAAATGAGTGATGTTCTTAGGATAGGATCGACAGTTCCGTTAGGAGTAAAATTAACAGTTTTATTTGTAACTACACAAGAGCATGTAGTATAGTTAGACCATGTTGATGACTGTGTGGTATTTCTAACTGAGAAGAACAGAACCTTGATAGCGTGTGAAAAACGGATATCGTATGATGGCATAGCATTTGTTCCAGGAGTATATGTTTGGCGAGGAGCAGTTTGAACCTGCTCAATAAGAATATCTCTGGGAGCACAAGCCATACGCTTGCGTTCGTCATTAGACACAATAGCATAGTTTGCCCAAACATTAGAATTTCCAAGAGTTGGGATTCCAGTAGTTAAATCGCTTACCAAAGGTACTTTAGTAGGATTTGCCGCCGAAACTGCTGGGTCTATAGATGAGTCGTCTATATTCAATAACTGATTCCAGTCTCTGAATGAAAAGTTTATACGCATGTCATTATAAGGAAGTGCCGCAGTAGGAAGAGCAACTCCACTATCGCGACCGTAAAAGAATGGAAGAGGTAAATTGAGAGTGTAGGATTGAATTGCGCCAGCAGCTCCAGGGACATGTGGATTAGTCATCTCACCAAAGTTACCAATCATATTGTTGTAACCATTTCTCTTTCCGGAAGGTACAGTAAAGGCAGTCCAAAAATCGAGATGATAATTATCAAAACGAGCAGCAACCAAATCGTTAAATGTAATACAACACTCGCGAATAAGATTGTGCATAAAGTTAGGAGTCCATCTAATACGTGCATCAGCATTACCATTACTATTGACAGCATTAAGTTCAACTCTAGGAGTTGTAACTCTCAACCAATTCTGCAACAAATAATCACCCGCACGTGAAATACTCACAGACCATTCCATTCCAAACCCAGGAGTGCCACTTGCACGAGAAAGAACGACCGGGACCTGCGTAAACCAAGTCGATTTTCTAGTTTCGCGAACGAAATACGCAGTGGCATCGGGTCCACCATACATGTACTTCTCGAGTTCGTCAAATGTAGCAAGATCTATGAATCCACTAGTTACGTTTGATGTACATATTGAAGCCATTGTTTATTTTATATTACACAATATATTTTTTTTTTTAAATTATAAATATAATTATACTATTTATTTAGAAAAATATATTTTCTCCCTTCTAACACCACAAATCATATTTTTTTTACACACTCAACCAAAAAACTAATCCTCACACACCATACACACATTTTTAACAACACACTGTAATAAAACCATGCATATACACTATTTAAAATACCACACGACTATATACATCAAAATAAAACATACATTTAGTTAAACACACTCAACACACCTTATATAAACATAACTTTATATATATAACATCTAAAACCATACCACCATATAATAAATAATGAACTTAAACAATCTTGTTGAAGGTATCTTTCCGGTATCTATAGTGTATAATAATATCACCACCACTTTTTTCATCTCTAAACTAAACGACCATATCTACATCAATACCAATAGTCTGTGTCACAACAAATCCCCGATAGAAAAATGGAAACGACGTAAAAGCCCAACCCAAAATATCGAAAAACTAAATACAAAACTCAAGCCTTTCAAATCTTACTATAGCCTTAAAAATAAAGGGACATGGATAAGTTCAGAATTATTCGAATCCTTTGGTAACTGGTTGGGCGAGACTTACGAAAAATCCGAAGAATCTAAAAGTCTTCTTAAAATCGGCACACATATTATTTCAAATAATCTTTTCATCAAATTAAGCAGATCGTACAAGAATAACACAGATCGATTTTTCACAAGAATATTTAACCATAATATTAGAGCCAACAGAGATACACATTTTATTAATCTCACCGATATAATCAACGTTAAAACAAAAGATATCAGAAACTGGAAAAAAAACCCAAAATATATTAAATACATCGAAAATCACCCCACCCACTGCCTCTCCGGTAACAACATCACAGACGAATTAGGTATACGTGTCACGTATGGTCACCCAGATATAGCAATCTTACTTTTAGAATGGCTGTATAAACATAATACCACCGTTGAACGCCAAGAAATTAAAACTTTTATCATCAAACACCAAACCATTATTAACTCCATCGATCGAGGTATCGAAAAAGATTATGAGGAAGATAGTGGTGACGAAGAAGATAATGGTGATAATGTCGGTATCGGTTATAATATCATTATGGGTGACGAAGATGTCGGTGATAATGTCGGTGACGAAGATGTCGGTGATAATGTCGGTGACGAAGATGTCAGTATCGGTCAAGAAGATGTCAGTATAGCCGACGAAGATATCGTTGATAATATCGTTGATAATATCGGTGATATACAACCACCGCATTTAGTATTCGTAGACAATATCGAAGACGAAAAAAAGATAGATAATAAAAATACACTAATCAGAATTGATAGCACTCTCGTTCTAGGTGGTGTAAATATTATTGTTCGTAAGAAAGACGGATACGTTAATCTAAATCAATTATGTAAGGCTGGAGGGAAGGAATTTAGAAAATGGAAACGCTTAGATAAAAGCCAAAGTTTTTTACGGGCTATGCAAGCGTCTGACCATCAATGGTCAGACAACTTAATCAAGTATGAACCAGGTAGAAATGATGACAGACATACATGGGGGCATCCCCAAGTAGCAATTAATATCGCGCAGTGGATATCTCCCGTTTTTGATGTGAAGGTATCGCAATGGATCTATCAGTTAATGGTTACAGGTAATGTAAAATTAGGAGAAGAAAAAACATCGGTTGAAATAACAGAAATATTAAAGAAGAAATTGAGTATAGATACGGATGAATATAACGGCAAGGATATTTTATATTTTTACGAATTTAATCCTATAAATGAATCTGCTGTTCCCACTATTGAGGGGCAGAATTTATATGGATTTGGTGTTACTTCTAATTGTGAACAACGATTTGATAGATATTACAAAGACAAGGATTATTTAAATGTTAAATTTATAAAGTGTTTGGAGTATAAAAGCAGATTTGAATTATCAAAGGGTGAAAAGAAAGTAAAAAGATTGGTTACTGATTTGGGATTGAATGTGAAGTATCTCAATAAATTGGAGGTGTTTAAAGGTAAAGATACTGATTTGGAAATAATATATGACGAAATGAAGAAGCATAGTATTCGAAATAATATAATAAAATATGAAGTAAATATGGAGTTGGAAAAGTATCGTATTGAAAAAGAAAAGGAAAAAGAAAAGGAAATGGCAAATAATAAGATGTATCGGGAGATGTTTGAAAATGGGAAATTAACCTTTGAACAATTTAAGGAGATGGTTAAGTGAAAAATAAATATAATATGAAGAATATTATATTGAAATGTACTTGATATATGTTCGTAAGAAAGACGGATACGTTAATCTAAATCAATTATGTAAGGCTGGAGGGAAGGAATTTAGAAAATGGAAACGCTTAGATAAAAGCCAAAGTTTTTTACGGGCTATGCAAGAAGGAGTCCATCAATGGTCGTCCACTCTAATCAAGTATGAACCAAGTGGAAATGATGACAGACATATGTAAGGCATCCCAAGCACAAAAGTTTTTACGGGGCTATGCAAGAAGATACAGGGCTACGCAAGTAATACAGGGCGATGCAAGAGTCTAAATATAGAATTCGAAGTTTTTATATTATATGAAAGGACTATAAATTAAATGAGTTAGATAAGTGAGAGGGTTTTGAAATAATATTTTAATATTATATTGGTGTATATTAGACTACTTAATATAGGTATATATTTAATTATTCTTCGTATGTAACAAGTATATTATTCTTTTTACAGATATAATTTATATCTGAATTATTTTCTATGTTAAATAAGTGTAGTCTTTTATTATGATTGGGGTATAAGTCTGACTATACGATCAGTTGACCTATACCGTGTTTCCAGTTCACACCATTTTTAATTTCTATAAGTTGTGTGTCTGTAAGCAAATCAATATATCCAAACTTTGTTTCTACTTCTATTTCACCGTTTAACTGTTTTTGTAATTTTAATTGTATTTGTTTTTCGATATCATTCGTTTTATCGGGGATAATATTAGTTATAGCCTTAATATATTTTTCTTTAGGCAACTCTTTATTTTCTTTCCAATCTTCAACCCATAATGAAACTTTTACAGAGAAGGTAGAGGATATCCATTGTGCAATATATGTAGCAACTAAAGGATGTCCCCAATAATGTCTTTCTCCAAGTCCGCCTTGGACATACTTAATTAATTCTTTTTGTTCTATTTTCAATTCTGCCGATAGAGCTTTTAAAAAACTTGTTGTACGAGTTAGACTTTTCCATTGATAAAATTCTTTCCCACCGGAGGTGCAAATTTTATTAAGGTTGATATACCCTTCAGAGTTGACAATAAATGACATTCTGAGTTCTAATAAATAGATATTATAAAAAGTAATTTAAATTTATTTTGTTACGATTGGTACTTACTGATTTAGGTATATGGATATATGTATATTTTGGGTGAAAGAGTACGTGCTGATGTACATTAGGAGATTGTCACTTGAATAACTAATAAAATTTTTATCCAAAAATAGGTGTAAAATTATTGTATACATATGTGTTTAGATTTTTATTAAAATTAACATGTTCTATTTGTTTGGATTTTATATCATAATTTGCATTTTTTTTAATTATTTGTTTAATGGAATATATACCAAATCCGCTAAATGCCGAAGACACATTTGTCACTGTTTGTCTTTTTTTAAAAGAATGAGTATATATTCTTCTGTGGGATGATGGTGTGATAGCTCCAGTGTCGTATGTTTTATAATGATTATTGTTTTTATCGTATTTAAGACTCATTCCAAATATAGCATCATAATTATTATATTCTGAAATTTGTATCATATTTTTTAATTCATTAAAATCAAAGTGTACAAAATCTAAATCACACATCATCATGTAGTCATAGTTATAAAAATCAGTTTTAACAATATCAACAAGTTTTTGGCGTAGTTTACCTAAAAATTGTGTTCTTGTATTACAATTATATTCGTTTGAGTTTTTACACATTTGGGTGCTCATTTCGTTATTTAAATCTAACATTTTTCCGGTTAATGGCATTTTTTGCTCGAGATTCTTTAGAATACTTCTAGTTTTGTCTGAACTATCATTTTCTATATAAAGGATATGGTTGACATCGAAATTTATTTTAAGAAAATTATTGATTTTTTCTAAATTTTTTCTAATATATTTGTCTCCATTTCTAACCATAAAACATAAAACAACTTTTTTTTTAGTAATATCAGTATTTTTCATTTTTTCAATATTAATAGATGTATCTAAAGGCCATATTAATATAACTACAATTATTAAATATATTATTAATAAAAATATAAGTAATATTTTGAATAACATTATATATTTATCATAAAGTAATTTTAATAAATATAATTATTAAAAACTATTAAGTGTTAGATTTATTATCGTTATACTTTTTATACAAAAATTAGAATGTATTATCACAATTTTGAAACTCTGGATAAAATTCTCTGGTTTTGAGCTTGATTATACCGATTAAAATCGTCTTGGTTATTATTACTATAACTCGGTTCGTATCTGGGTAGCAAAGTAGGTGCGAGAAAACCAGGCATAATACCTTCCTGTTCTAAATTATCTAATTCCTCAGATGAATACATATCTCGCATTTTTTTGTCGTGATTGTCCTGTAGTTTTTTTATATCAAATTCTGTAGGCATTCTATAAAAAGGTGAATTATAAGAAGTAGGTTGTCTATCTAATTCTTTTTCTTCCATTGGCATAAATAATAATTTTTGCATAAGACTTGGTGATAATTTTCTTGGCGATTTTGTACGACTTCGGCGTGATTTGCTTGGCGATTTTGTACGACTTCGGCGTGATTTGCTTGGCGATTTTTTACGACGAGGCATTGATTTTTTGCGAATTGAAGGTGATTTTTTACGACTGGACGGTGATTTTTTACGACTGGACGGTGATTTTTTACGACTGGACGGTGATTTTCTTGTGCGACGTGAAGGCGATTTTCTTTTACGCGAGTATGATTTGGCACGAAGTGGGTATGACGGATGTTTTTTTTGTTTTCTAAAAGGTTCAGATGCGATATTTCTATGTTTGAGTGTATAGTTGTCTGCTTTTGCACCTTCCGATCCATAATATAGTTTATATTCGAGTGTTTCATTATCTATATTTTTATATGGATATCCTGGTATCCTATGTATTTTTGCTAATGTTACTAATCTTTTTCTAAGATTTTTATCTGACATTTATATTATGTAAGTTTTATTTTATAAATAATTATTTTTACATAGTGTTGTCAGTTTTTTTTATGTAGCGATACTTAAAAGAACGTATAATTTAAGAAAGTATGTCTCGAGAAATAGACATTTTAGCAATAGATTCTAAAATATTATTAGAATTTGAAGAAGAGTTATTACGCGTTCCTGAATACAAAGTTAAACTAAAAGATTTGCAGAATGCTCTGACCATTATCAATATATCTATTAATGTAAAAAATAATTTAATAAAAACTGTTGAAAACTTGGAAAAAAATATATGTGATATACAAACACAAGTTAATAAAAACTTTTATATAATAGAGACTGCTAAATTAATTCGTGACTATAATATAATACTTAAGACGCCTATACGTGTGAGTTTTGTGGGTAAAATTATTAAGAATGATAAAGCTAAGCAAGTTATAATAAAGGAGTATCTTGATGTTGCAAAGAAGTATACTGATATATATACAAAAATTGATGAGAAGATGACAAATGTGACATGTCATAATATAGAATGTCTAAATAAAAAAAATTTTGATATAATTGATAATAATATATATGTGTGTCTAGATTGTGGTGTGCAGCAGGAAGTTTTTTTCCATACATCATCGTATAAGGATATTGATCGGGTTAATATATCTGTAAAATATAAGTACGACAGAAAAGTTCATTTTAGAGACTGTATAAATCAATATCAGGGTAAACAGAATAGTACTATAGATCAGAAAATATATGATGAACTCGAAGATCAGTTTGACAAGCATCATCTTTTGATTGGTAATTCTAGTACTAAAAAAGAGATACGTTTTTCTAAGATAAATAAGGATCATATACAGTTGTTTCTAAAAGAACTTGAATATACTAAGCATTATGAAAATGTAAATCTAATATTTTACAATCTTACTGGAAATAAGCCTGATGACATATCACATTTAGAAGCGGCGTTATTAAATGATTTTGATGCTCTTACTGATACTTATGATCTTACATACAAAAATAAAATCGAACGTAAAAATTTCATTAATACACAGCATGTTCTGTATCATCTGTTAAGAAAGCATAAACATCGATGTGACAAAAGTGATTTTACGGTACTAAAAACAATCGACCGAAAGTCTTTTCATGATAAGATAAGTTCTCATTGTTTTGGTATTCTTGGTTGGACATACACTCCTTATATATAATTTATTTTATAAAGAAATATTTCAATCATATTTGTAGGGATTTAAATTATATAAATATATAATTTAAATTATTTAAAATCTAAAAAATAATAACTAAATATAATAAATAAATGTCTGAAGATTGGAGAGTTACAATACATCGTCAGAATACAGAATTCTTATTTCGTCCAAATGGTATTAGTGTGAGATATAGTCCTGATATATCTGTTCAAAATTTATACAGAGATTTAGAACAAGGTGTTGATTCTGATCTAAGAAATGTGTTCGAGATTATGAATCATTTATATGTTCTAGATGGTATCGATTCAGATGCCGAAGAAGATCAAAAAGAAGAAGATGAAAAAGAGCATCAGCAACCGCACGAAAATCATAATTATTACGATATTATGTATAACACGATATTAGAAAGTACTATGGCAGAAAGTTTAAATTATTATAAAACAAGCGAGAGAAAGCCTGATGTAAAATTGATATTAAATAGTAGAAAATTTAATGGTTGTGGCGATTCTCATTGTTCTATATGCGTATCTGATTATGAGAGTAACGATAATGTTTCTGAGTTATTATGCGGTCACTTATTCCATACTGAGTGTATATCTGAATGGGGAATGTATAAGGCTGAGTGTCCGATATGTAGGAGTTTGATTCCTACAAATTCTATTGTATAATTATTTTAGGATAAACTTTAATAATTAAAAGAACAAATAATGTTTAATAAAAATGTCTGTGTTGAAAATACTAATGGAATGGTCTCTTACAAATAAACAATATAATATGTCTCTATTTTTATATGAAGAATTGAGGATAGGTATTCCAAATAAATATTTATATCAATTTCCAACAAAGAATAAATATTCGGATATACAATCTTTTTTAAAAAATTCTGATAGTATTGGGTGCGAAAATGATATATATTTGAAAAAAATACTTATATTATTTCATACATCAAAATATCAAAGATTAGAAGAATGGGACAATAATTTTGGTTATAAAAAAATAGATAATAAAAAAATTGCTATAACATATTGAATAAATTTTTATGACATCATAGCAATAACGAATTGAGTATTTATTTATATACTTTTGTATTATAGTTATTTTGTTAGATAAAAAAGTTAAATAATAAACTAACATAATAATAAAATAAATGATTGATAAATTAAAAAATATTTGGAACAGTTATGGCTTCGAAATAATACTAGGAGTATGTATAATATTCATACTTATCCTGTCTTTAGTAAGATATAAATATAAAGGTACTTGGTCTAAATCATTTTTTTATAATCCGAATAAAAACCACCCCAGAAGCAGCAATAAATATAAATCTATCGCAGGTGTTACAGATGTTGATAATGATTATCAAAAAAATAAACCAAAAGATAGCATAGGCGAGACAGAATGTCGAAGAGTACTACAAAAAATATTCAAAAAACCCTTTCGTAAAGACAGACCAGATTTTCTTAGAAATCCAGTGACCGGTGGAAATTTCAACCTAGAAATCGACTGTTTTTGTAGAGAAATGAAACTTGGATGTGAATACCACGGTCAGCAACACTACAAATTCACATCATATTTTCATAAAAATAAAGAAGCTTTTAGAAACCAACAATACAGAGACTATATGAAACAAACAAAATGTAAAGAAAACGGTATCTCACTAATAGAAGTACCGTACACTGTTAAAGTTGGGGATATAGAAGGATTTATCAAGCACAAATTAAAAGCCATCGGGTATATTATATAGTTTAATATCTTTATCGAGATGAAAAAGTCGAAAAATTAAAAAGTAAAATTTCTAAACTAGTTCATATTTATAATTCGATTGTGAGATCTAATAAGAAAAACAATGATACAATTTGTAATTTATTTTAATTATAATTTATTTTAATTATAATTTATTTAGGAACTTTAAGCCAAAAATTTCCAACAACGTATTTATCATCTGGTATATTATCTTTATCTACATCGTCGTCTAAGTTTAAATCATGCCATCGATTACCTATCGAAATTTGAGGGTTGATTTGTTTGACAAGACGTATTTTAAAACTATTTTCTGTTTCAGGTATGCTTTCGTCTTTCATGATAATATTGTCAAATAGCTGCAAATTATTCTTTTTTAGTTGAATTATTGTATTTGAACGCATATTTTCAGGACGCGCTGTCAATACTGTAACTAGACAGTCTGAATTATTACAAAGATTCTGATAGTATTTACATAAGATATGAACTGGATTTTTTCCAATTAGTAAAGTACCGTCTATGTCAAAAACTACATTTGTTGGATATTTACATCTTTTATTTAAGTCTTTCAAAGCATCTTTCAAATTGGAGTAAATTGAAATCATTTACTTGTAAGATTTTTGTTTTTAGATAGAAGTTAGTGCAGACGATACATTATTATCTCTGTTATGTTTAAAAATTATAAATAATTTTTAAATTGAGTTTTCATTTTTAATTACATACCAATTTCCAGATAATGTTACTACAAAACAACAATCAAGAGTATACCCACTTTACCGCTATGGAATCTTCTCATATTTCTGAAAGAATATGTGATTCCAAACAGGTAGATGGCGAAAAGATTAACGAAGTACTATTGTCAAACCTACTAATTCACTCAGAATTGTTTGGATATAATCTATTCCATTTTACACCACATGAATTTAAATTGGACTCGGAAACCCAAGGCTACGGTATGTTCGAAAAATTTTTTAAAAAATTTTTCCCTTATGATGGATCAATACATGATATTCTGGCAGTTATGTCCCTTGGGGATGAAGAAGCTGGTGATTACACAATTATCACTAAAGAATTGCTTGGTAGAATCTTAGTCTCTAAACGCCCGGATATCAATACCTATATCACAAAAAGAATATTATTCCCACAGCACGAGCAGACTATTCGTCAAGAACCCAAGAAAAAATAGAATTTGAATCTGGTTACCAACTCTGTCTTCGCCTTTACAAACACTGTGCATTTAACTTCCAAGTAAATATTTTAAACTACAGAATTGACCATATTATCGAAATACGGGACAATATGTGTATGAATATCCCCCCTATTGCCATTGAATATAATGAAGGCGGTCATTCCGGATATAATAAACTCGATGAAAATACTCGTCAGTCAGTAATCGAATATTTTGGTAACAGGATGGTGAATATTCCCATCACCAGACAGGTTACCGATCAAGAACTTGGGATAATTCTTGATAAAGTTGCTGAGGATGTTATCTCTCTTCTGAAAGAATTAACTATCGACTATAACCCCGATATTACCGAAGATAGACTCTGTGAAATTATCCGTAAAAATAGTGTTGATCGGGACTTTATCTCAATGTTTATCAACGGTTGTGGAAAATCCCCTTATGAAAAGTATAAATATTGTCATACAGATGTTGCTGAATATTTGGGATATTCTACAGAAAATTTAAGAAGAGATTTTAACAAATCATTTATTAAAATAAATAACTGTAATTATGTTGTTAAAACTCTTAAAGAAATAAAACAAGATTTATCTGTACGGTCAACCGTACATTTAAATAACGATAACTTATCTGTACGGTCAACCGTACAATTATTTTGGAATGAATATAAAGCACGATCTGATGCTAAGTTTTATTTCATAAACAGAGTGGGATTTTATCAGTTATGTATGGCTTCTACAAAACCCAAGGCGAGAGTTGTCAGAGAATATTTTGTAGAGGTGTATGAGGCTGTTATGACGTATGTTTGTCGCAGTAGAAAAAGAAATATAGATAGGTTGGTTAAGGTGAAAGAATCTATTCCGATAGTTGAGCAGCGTATCAAGAAACGAGTCGATGATTCTTTGAATAAATTTGATAGTAAAAAAATGGCGAAAGAACTTGAAGAAAAAAATGAATATATGAAAAAAATGAAGAAAAAAATCGATGAACTAACAGACCAAAAAAAGCAGGATGATAGAATAATGTCTGAAAATAATACATTTATCAAACAAATACAATTATCTCAATATGAAGCAGAAGAAAAAGTCGAAGAATTAAAAAGTAAAATTGTCGATCAAGATGAAAAAGTCGAAAAATTAAAAAGTAAAATTGATAAGCTAGTTCCTATTTATAATTCAAGTGTGAGATCTAATAAGCAAAAACAACTTTTATTATCAGATAAGAATAAACAACTACAGAAAGAGGTCGATAAGAATTCAGAAAAAGATCTAGAAATTTGTAGATTAATGAAACTATTGGAGGAAAAATCTGTTAAAAAATTATTGAGGAAACCCAAACCTGTAATTATTGATGAGGTGAAAACGAATCAGGTTGGTATTCTGGTTGGCAAAGTAGTTAAAAAATTATTGAGGAAACCTAAACCTGTAATTAGTGATGAGGTGAAAAGTAATCCGGTTGAAAAAGTCGTTAAAAAAATATTGAGGAAGTCCAAACCAATTATCAAACCTCTAATTATCGATGAAGTGAAAAATAATCTGATTGTTGTTCCAATTGTCGAAGTTAAAACTACAAAATATAATAAGACTATTTTTAGTATTAAAACGGTAAAGGAATTGAAAGATATATGTCGTACTAGCGGTGTTGGTGGATATAGTGGTATGACAAAATCTGTATTAATTGAGTGGATGATGACTAAAGATCAGATTATGAAGTAAACAGTTATTGATATATTGCAAGTAAACTATATATCAAGAGTTTTATATATTATTTACTTATTTAAATAAATAAGTAAATAATAAAATGTCTAAATTAGAATCTAATATGTGTAAGATTAAACTAAAAGAACAAATTGAATGTAAGTCTAGTATAATGTATACAGGTCGTCATTATACATGCCAAGTCGAACAAGAATGGTATGATAAGCTGGGTGTATATGGGAATAGGTTCGTTACTAGTATAGATCCAAAAATACGGTCAAATACATTAAATCTAGATATAATAAAAACAAATATCAAATAGGTGTATAATGATTTCTTCCTGTATACTTTATATTTATCACTGTAATGTGGTTCGTTTTTGGTTTAAATTCAACTACTCTATTATTAATATGTACATTAACTTGAATTTTAAAAAGATCGCTAAATGCTTTTATTTCTAGTGAAGATCCCCATGTATCATCATTTCTCATATGTTGAACATATTGGGTTATATTAGTATGATCCAATTCTGTGATTTCATTTACTCGAATATCATCTAATATAGTTGGGTTAGATAGCAAATAATTGCATATAATATTTCGTAATTGTCGAGAAGATGTGTTAGATAAAAAATATGATAAAGAATCAAATAAACAACTCATTTATTTCCTCTTATGTTAATATTTTTTATTAAATTGAAATATATATAACTTAATAATCAAAGTCAAATGACGAACATGTAAACAACTAAAATAAATTTAAAGATAACTCTATAAATAATATACATAAATTAAATGCCCAAAAAGAAAACGACAGAAGAGTTTATTCAAGATTCTATTAAAGTTCATGGTGATAAATATGACTATTCAAAAGTTGACTATAAAAATAGCAGAACAAATGTTATTATAGTATGTAAGGTTCATGGTGAATTCAAACAGCTTTCTCGAACACATTTAAATAGTAGTGGATGTAAAAATTGTTCAAGATCAATAGTAGGAAATAATCTAAGAAGTAATACAGAAAAATTTATACAAAAATCATTAGAAATACATGATAATAAATATGATTATTCAAAAACGGTATATATATTGTCAGACAAAAAAGTTACTATTATATGTAAAAAACATGGTGAATTTAAACAAACCCCCCATATGCATTTATTAAGTAAAGGATGCTCTAAGTGTTCGGGTAATCATATATATACACCATGCGAATTTATACAAAAATCATTACAAAAACATGGTAATAAATATGATTATTCAAAAACTGTATATATCAGGTCAAAAGAAAAGGTTACTATTATATGTAAAAAACATGGTGAATTTATACAAGAACCGCGTCAGCATTTATCAGGAAATGGATGTAAAAAATGTACAAATAATATCCCAACTAATAAAGAATTTATAGAAAAAGCAATAATAAAATATGGTGAAAGATTTTGCTATTCAAAAACTGTATATAAAAATCAAAAAGAAAAAGTTAGTATTATATGTAGAGAACATGGTGAATTTAAACAATCTCCTGAAAAACATATGATAGGAAATGGTTGTTCAAAATGTAATGGTAATTATTCTTTAACAACAAAGGAGTGGGTAGAAAAAGCAGTAGAAGTTCATGGTAATAGATATGATTATTCAAAAAGCATATATGAAACACTTAATAAGAAAGTTATTATTATATGTCCAATCAATAAACATGGTGAATTTGAACAGCTTCCTCATTCACACCTAAATAGTTATGGATGTCGTAAGTGTAGCGGTAAACATAATTACTCACAAAGTGAATGGATTGAAAAAGCAATTTATATTCATGGTAATAAATATGATTATTCAAAAAGCATATATGAAAAAGCTATAAAAAAGGTTAGTATTATATGCCCAATCGATGATCATGGTAAATTTGAGCAACTACCACAGGCACATATAAATGGATATGGTTGTGGTAAATGTGCTAATAAATTTATGGATAGTACACTTTTTATTAAAAAAGCAATTGATATTCATGGTGATATATATAATTATTCTAAAGTAAATTATAAAAATAGCAAAGAAAAAGTTACTATTATATGTAAAAAGCATGGTGAATTTAGTATATACTCTGGAAAACATATACATAGAAAACAAGGTTGTCCCAAATGCAATATGTGTCCATCATGTACAGTGTGGAAAACTAATGGAAAACTATGCAAAGTCACATGTGATACTAAAGTAAAAAAATTACTTTACCAAAAATCTAAAGAATACTCTATAGTTAAATATTTAAGAGAAAAATTACCAGATTATGACTTTATTCACAATGAATCTGTTGGTTCCGAATGTACAAAAGATGATAAAAAAAACTCAAATGGACATTTGTTTCCAGATATTAGATTTGATTGTGGTTTTTATCATTTAATTGTAGAAGTTGATGAACACAGACATAGAGGTGCCGACTATAAATGCGATAAACAAAGAATGTATAATATTATTGCTAAATTAGGATTACCATGTATTTTTATAAGATATAACCCTGATTCTAAAGAAAGTAATAAAGATATATTACTTGAAAAACTAAAAACATATTTAGAATTAGACATTGAGGAAGAATATATTTGGGATGATTTTGGATATAAATCAGAATATCTATTCTATTTACAACCAAAAATTTTGAATAAAGTAATTACAGCGGTTGATATTAAAAAATCAAAACTTGTAAATAAACTAATCATACCTATTTCCAAAGACGATATTAAAAAACCTAAATATACTAAAATTAGTCTCAGTGTTTTTACAGTAAAAGAATTGAAAGATATATGTCGTACAAATGGGATTGTTTGATATAGTAGTATGTCAAAATCAGTATTAATAGAATGGATGATGAGTAAACATAAAATTATGTGTGATTGTCGTTCATGTTAAGACTGTAAAGGAATTGAAAGATATGTCTTATTAGTGGTTTTTGTGTATAGTGTGGCATGACAAAATCTGTATTGAGTTGATAATGAGTAAAGATCAGATTATGAAGTAAATAGTTATTTTTTGTAGAGTAATAGAAAAGGATAAAGTAAAGTATATATAAGTTATTATTATAACTTAAGTAATAAATGAAAATGAAAAATAAATAAAAGTTTATTTATTTTTTTAAATGTCAACCAAAACTCTAGCAAAGTATTTGAGTAAAAAAACGGAAAGATCAGAAAGATGTAATATATGTTATAATGAGTATCCGAAGTATTTAATGAAAAAAAATTGTCATAAATGTAAAAAAAAAATATACCATTGTCATGAGAAACATATGTTTCAAATGTGTTTCAAATGTGTGAAATGTAATTTATGTGGGTCTAGAGAAGAAGATAATATATTATGTAGATTATGCTATAAGAAATTTCCAAAAACTTTAGATCCAAATTCTATTCAACTTATTATGGAATACTCAGATTTTGTTTAAATGAACTAATGTTAATAAATCTTATAATTTTTTAGAATTTAAAATATATTTGGAGAAGTATAATTAAAGCAATATTTATAATACTAATGTATTATAAATGACCCAAAATTATACAGTTAATCAACTAAAGTCAGTATTTATTCAGAAGTATTGTTTGTATAATTTTCAAAGCAAAAATACTTATACTGATTTGATTAGTGTTTCACGCACTATTTTGATAAAAGATGGTAATAAAAGACCGGAATGTAAGTTACATAAAGATATGTCATCTTACAATTATAATGGGTCTTTTTATGCTATTAATCCAATGATGAGGCCTATACCTGTGGGTACTATACTGATATGTATAAAAGTATCTATTGCTTTTCCTTATAATAGTATATCTATTTCTGTTGTGTCTGATATGTATAAATTATATAATGATTGTGTGTATATGATTGTTTGGGGTCAAAGAGTACCATATACAGTTCCGTTTTACATATATACAAATGGTAGTAGTATGCATTTATCTTATATAAACGATCCTCCAGGTGAAAAATGGGAAGAGGATTTATTATCTCCTATTTATGTATTACCTGATATTGCTAATAAAGATAATAATCCAGTATTTAATCAAATTTCTAGTAATGTCGAGCGCGATTTTAAAATTGATAAATATAGAAATCCAATATATACTTTTAAACCAAATCAAGGAAGATGTATACCGTCTCCAAGTGGATACACTTTAGAGAAATGTGAAATTTTAAGTAATCCTACTGTTACTGACCCGCTATCGAAAGACGATAATTCAACCCCGAATTTGTTAAATATAATTAATTCTGAGAATAAAAAATATTTAATAGATCAGCAAGAGAATATCGATTATAAGTATTCTACACATTATATATTTAGAAAAATAAAACCCAAGTATATAGGATTAATATTGCTAATTTTCACAATTTCATTTTTAGTTTGTATTATAATATTATTAAAAATAAAATGAAATTATATATATATATTTGATATTAAAATAAATATGAACAACATTTCGGATTATGAGTATAAAAAAACAGATATTAAAGAATTAACATACTCTGAAATGAAACAACTGCTTGAAAAAAAAAGTAAAGAAAAATTAACCAGCACGGAAAAATCTGAGCTTGATATGTATTACTTCCAAAATATGTTAGTTAAGAAAGATGATATCGATAATTATAATAAGACAGGCGAATATTATACTGATAAAAATAATGATGTGATTGATGATATCGATAATTATAATAAGACAGGCGAATATTATACTGATAAAAATAATGATGTGATTGATGATATCGATGATTATAGCGATATAGATATTTTTTATGAATTAAATAAACAGAGTGAACAAGAGAAAGATCAAGAAACAGGTATATGTTGTTATTGCGGATACGAGTGTAATATATGTAGTCAAAGTTGCGGTTCGTGTTTAAGATCTATGAGTGGATTTTATATAGGTATGAATGATATTCCTTGCCATTTGAAGAAATTTGTATCTAGAGATGAGACAAAAGATGAAATCGTTAAATATAATATAATTAATGACGATAAAAGTTATGATAATATAGAAAAAGAATTTGAAGATATATTACAAAGACCAATATTAAAATAAATATTTAAATGAATTATTTATATTAAGAAATTAATTATAAATAATAATAAAGATGAATGACTATAAGGAATGGTCAAATGCATTAACAGAAATTTCTAAAGATATTATTCGCAGGCTGGATAGGTTGAAATTAAGTTCCAATTCTGCTATTGTTTTTGACATTGATGAAACATTGTTAGATAGAATTGGAAAACCTATAACTCAAATAATATTAGTTTATAATTATTCTAAAATGATTGGATTAACACCAATTATTATTACATCTCGACCAGGATTTTCTGAAAATGTGAAAGCAACTCAAAAACAACTCTTGAATAATATGATATGTGATTACAGGTTATTGTTTTTTCTTCCTCTAGACAGATATGATTCTTTTATTTACAAGAAATTGTCTAGAAAATGCGCAGTCGATAAAGGATTTGATATAGTTATGAGTATAGGAGACCAAAAATGGGATATAGGCGAATATGGTGGAATTGGAGTTATACTTCCTAGATATGTAGGTGTATAGATATATGTATTAATTATTTACGTTTTTTTTTATGATTTCTTTTAGACTTAGCAAATCTTGGTAATTTACTTTCCAACAATTCTTTTGGAATACCTTTCTCTCGTTTTTTCTTCTCCATAGTATCAGACGCGCACATCTTTTTTTCTTCAGAATCTTCAGAATCTTCAGAATCTTCAGAGTGTGAAGATTCTTCGTCATTTGAAGTAGATGATTCACTTTCATTGATGTCTTCGTTGTCTATAAAATCTTCTATCTGTCCATAGCCAAGAATATCAAAAGCTTTCATCATATTTTTTTCATTATTAGATTTAATGCATAGATTAATTTTTTGTAATTTGCCATCAAATTTTCTATGACATGAATAATGATTTAGGTCAATAGTAGTCATTTCTTTAGCTGTTCGCGAACATACAAAATTTTCCAAATCTAGATCAAATGTACTTAACTCATCTAAAATATACCAATCAATTGATTCTAATTGGTCATATAAATATTTTAAATTTTCTTCATTTCCTTTATATTTTATAAAACAATACCAACTTTCAACTTCTTCTCCGCTAGTTTCCATAAAAATAACATATTTGTCATCTTCAGGAATATCTAAAGTGTTATTAGATTTTAATTTTTTACATTCTTCGGGATATTCGATAGAAATGGAATTATTTTCGCTGTCTTCTAACATTTTTATATACTAAATATGTTTTTTAAGTTAGTATATAAATAATGAATTATAGTCTATCACACATCTTCTTCTTCAACACTATCTTCATCATCTTGACTTTCATAGTTTTCATCATTTTCTTCATTTTCTTCATTTTCTTCATCTCCTTCGTGTTGATCATCATCATCTTCTTCTTCTTCATCTTCTTCTTCTTCATCTTCTTCATCATCTTCATCATCATCATAATGATCATAATGATCATCTTCATCATGATCATTATGATCATTATGATCATATGTTTTATTATCTGTTTCTTGTTTAGAATCTTGTTCGTCTTGATTATGTGTTTCGTCGTTGTTTTGTAAATTATTTTTTCTTTCGTTATATATGTTTTTAGATTGATCTATAATTTCTATATCTGTGTGTTCTTTGATATATGTATTTATATATGTTTCTTTAGTGATGCTACATATAAATTTTATATCGGATGCCATTAATTTAACTCTTCCTGTGTGAATGGCTGCCAAATTTGCTTTATGTAAGAAATTTACAATATATTGTTCTATAAAATATTGTAGTATTATGAAGACGTCTTTAGATATTTTCATATTAGAATTTGATTGACTGATTATGCTTCTAACAAGTCTTTCGAAAGGAAATTTTGCGAATGTTAAGCAGTTACTCATTTTTTGATATTTTTTAATTTCTCTGATTGCTACTGTTCCGGGTCTAAATCGATGTGTTTTTTTTATTTCTGTGTTTTGTATTTCTGTGTTTTGTATTTTCTTTTTTCGTCTAGTTTTTTTGGTTTGTAATGAATTATGAATAAATGGTAATACACCCCCTCCTAAAAATTTAATATTTAGAGTTTGAAATAGTTTATTAATTTCTGTATCTGTTTCTATAGCTAATTGTAAATCTCTGATCGTAATACGAATTCTTTTTGATGTCGTTGCTCTTTCGATCGCAAGTGATAAAATTTCTGCTGTAATATATTCAAGAGTTGATGCTAAAAATACTGGTGCGGAACTGGTTACCATAATTTTAGAGTAACCAAAGTTACGTAGGAATTTTTCCGATATCGAAGGTGGGAATAATATACCTGCTTTTCCTTGTCGACTACTACCTTTTATATCTTCGCTTTGGAATTTTAAAATTGATTTTTTTCCTTCTTCTATAGAGTATTTTAGCAAGTCTCCACTCATTATTAATTTAATTGAGTTTTCTACTTCTTTCGAAGAGATTGTTTTCTTTTTTGCTATTTCTGTTAGATTAATTGTTCTTATAGAGATTTGTTTAGATATAATGCATAAAGCACTGTTAAGTTGTTGTTTAGCATTTGCAGTTATACCACGTGTATCAGATAGTTGTTTTAAAACTTTGCTGATATACGTTTCAAAAAAACGTGTTTTCTTTTTTTTTTGAATAGTTTTTGTAGTTTGTGCTATTTTATCCATATTGTTTTTATTTTAGATCTAGTTATCTTTTAAATAGAGTATTGACTATTATGACTATTCTTATTGTAATAATGATATTTAAAACATTGATTATAACGATAAATACATAAATATGGAAACAATTACTAGACCCAGCATTACACGAGTTGCTAGGAAAGCAGGTGTAAAAAGTGTATCTGAAGATTGTTTTGTGGTTATTCGACAACTTATTAATTTAAAATTAAAAGAGGTTTTAAATGCTGCTTTGATTGTTAATTCAGAACATCAAACTAAAACTCTTATGTCTGACGACATTTATGATGCTATTAATATCTTGGGTTATAATATTACACAATCTAATGATTTAGGTACTCATACGTGTAGTAAATAAAGTTTTGAATTTATTATTCTTAGATAAGAATAATAATAAGTTTTGTTATATTTAAGGAAAAGAAGTTGCGGTAACTGGACCTCCCGATACTTGAGAACCAACCATAGTAGCGAATTGATTAGACATATCAACACCTCCAAATATAGATTGAGTGTTACCTGAGTTATCATACACGAGAGCTGCTGTGGCTTGAGAAGTCTCGTTATTTATACCACCTAGAACATTCATAGCTCCTCTATTAAGATCTCTAGCTGGAATTACAGATACTTGAAACCATCCAGTGTTACATGGTGCTATGGCTAGATCTCCTCTGATGAAGTCTCCTTGAGCATGGAGATGACTTTTTGCATTGGCAAACATCAATCTTTCCATGACTACTGGTTCTGTGATATTACCAGATGCGTCTATAGTTTGCATATCACCTATAGGAAAAGTTCCGTCGGTTATAACTTCTTGAGGATTACCATCAGTCGCATAAAGACTGGCTAATTCTTTTTTGTAGTTACCAGATGAGTAATTTTGTGGCATTTGAGGAGCTTCTCCGCTATATGATCCAGAACCATTTTTATTACATGATCTGTAGTCTTCTTGGTAATTTTCAGATACCATTTCTTTGTGTGGTACTGGATGTTTAGGTGCTGCCATATACTTTAGATCTGGAGTGTTATATCTAATATTTGCTCCTATGCCTGTAGAATTAAATCTTGGCGAAATTGATGTTTGAAAAGACGGATATGATACAAATTTTGCGTTTCCTCCTCCGGTAGACATATTATTGTTTCTGAGTGTATAAGCAGGTGCGGATTTCGGTTTAACCTCTAGAGTTTTATGTGCTATTCTTTGAACGTTTATAAAGCCTTCGTTAGATTTAGAAATATTGACGTTACATATAGCGAATACGGCAATAGTTAATCCAACTAATGTGAAAAAGAAGTTGTTGTTCATTTTATTTTAATACAAGGATATATTATTTTTATTATTATTTATTTATTATTTTATTAATTATTTTATAAACTTCAATATATTTTCTTTTAATATCTTGACAATTACTATTATTTTCTATTATTTCTTTTGTATATTTTTTTTCATATTCTTTTATATTTAATGTGTATAATTGATGGGCAGTATAGTATAAAGTAGTTAAATTAGCAACTGATACTTTCATATCTAAGCTATTCATTCGTAATATTTCTTCAAGATTATTTAAATAAAAGTTTTTTATTTGTAATGGCATTTCTCCTACTCCAGTATAAGAAATAGTTTGCTCTATTATTTCTTTATGTTGAATTAAATCTCCGATATTTACAGCTGGCTGGTTTATTTTCATAAGTATTATAGTAGGATTTGAAAAGTCTTGTTCTGTAAATTCAATGTTATTAAAACTATGAACATTATATTTAATAGACTTTACGGATATTTTTTTTTCTAAAAGTGTATATGTAGATTCTACTTTATTTCTTGCTTCGAGTGCTATTTTTTTCTGCTGATTTATAATATTTTCTTTGTATCCATTTTTTCTCATATATTCTGCATGTAATTTATAAACTGACATAACAGCTATCATCATTTGCTGTTTTATATAGTAAACAGTTAGTAAATTCGAAGGTATAGGCAAATTACAATTTAAAATTCTATTGTAAAAATTAGAGAATGATTTAAGTCTGTTGGTATCGTCTGATGCTATTATATAGTCAAATATTTGACGAGAGTTTCCAGTATTTATGCTAGTATATCCGTTTACTATTTTGGTTTGTAATCTATATTTGTTTTGAAAGTGTTCTTGTATATATAAAAAAAGATTATAAGGTGATATATTTTCTAGAGTTCCTTTATTAGTATTAGTTAATTGTTCATAATTTTTCTGATTATCTAAAAATAATTTAAAAGTATATTCGTTTTGTAATGTATTTTCACTAATAAAAAATTTTGCTAAATATAACAATTCTCGAATTTCGTTATAAGAGAGATTTGGGCATTTAATAACATATTTTTGTTTTTGTAATGGGAAAATTGTAGCTAAAGATGTTATTAATAAAGCGTAAACATCCTGAAATTTACTAGTAGTATACATTTTGATAAAACCATGATGGATATTTTTATAAATAACATGAGATTTACCATAATCTATTATTACTGGAACAATAGAAGTCATTATTTTAACTACTTTGTTGGCTCCTAGCAAGTAAGAATATTCTTTTGGGTTGTCTAAATGCACAATTACAATATTCCAAGGAGCAAGATCCCAGTGAATAAAGCCACAATTATGTTGTGCTACTTGTAATGATAGGGATATTTGCATCAAGATAAATAAGTAATTCTTTACAGAGAATCTTTTTAGTGGGTTTGATTGTTGTTTATTTTCATTGTCCAGATTCAATATATATTTATCGAAAGAAACTCCATTTAATTTTTCTGTTATAACGTGTGATTTTTTATTATCTGTTATAAAATGTCCATATACATACATAAAATTTGGTATTTGTTTTCTTAGATAATTTAGACATTTTGTTCCCAAAAAAGTTTCATGTGAATTCTCTAATACTTTTTTTTGATTGGAAGTTGTTTTAACAACAAATAAACCTTCGCCAATAGAATATTCATCTACTAAACTTCCTGTTTTATTTTGAAATATTCTTTTTAAAAATTTAGCGTGCTTGAAAAAATCATTAATAAATGTATTAATAACCCAATTAACACCCTCAAGGACACTGTGACATTCTAGTTGTTCTAACTTCGGAAAATTTTTGACGTTTATGATGTTGTTTTGTGGATGATCAAGTGGATAATATAAAGTTAATGATTTTAATTCTTGTTCTAATTGTAATTGTAGTGGTGTTACAACGTTGTATAAGTATATGCCTGTTTGTTTTTTAATATTTATAATAAGTTGTTGAAGATAATCTAATATACCATCTTTTTGTAAATATTTTTGGTAAAAAATACGTGCGTTAGAAGCTATAGTAGAACATTTTTCATCGTTTGCCCGACACCACTTAATAGTATCAATAAGATCAGACAAATCCTCTTTTACTGGAATATAATGAATGTTTGGTTCTAGCATATTATGAAACCACATTTCGTACTTAGATTTAACTAATAAAATACAGGATCCAGTATTTAACTCTAATGATAGTCTGAATGCAGAAACGTGCCCGTCGACGTTGACAATATACTTGTATTCTGCTTGTTTTTCTGTCGATAAAAATTCTACTTTATTTATATTTTTTTTTCGCAATTCAGGAATATTTAAAGTTTGGAAATTATCTGTTGGTTTATCAATCTTACGAAGTCGTGCATTAAAATCAGTAATACCGGCATCTAAATATGGTATATCATTATCTTGTAACCCAAGTACTGATATTTCAGCAAGTTTTAAACGCGTATTGGTTTCTGTATCAACTCCACAACCAGTAGACGAACCACGAAAAACAGCAGTTGATTTTTTTTGATCCCAAGGTGTGTCAAAATCTTGAGATACTAAACCGCATTTTTTTTGAGGAAAATATTTTGGAGGCGTCTCATTACTTGATATTCTTTTCCAGTCATCACCTGTTGGTATTGGTATATCCGCATATTCTTTTCTAGTTACCATAGATAATATCGGAATATATTTTTGATAATTATGAGATAATAGTGGTGTATTTTTACCAAAAAGATGTTCGTATGCTTCCGTGCCATTTTTTTTAATCATAGGAAAATCGCGGCGATTAATAAACAATTCAATATCTGGAACTGTTCTATCTTTACATAGTGTATGGAACATATCACTTATAACAGAAACATTCGTGTCGCCTTCATCTGTATCCCACCTGACAATACAGTCATTTGCATACCATTTAAATATATTTTTTTCAATATAATCAGCCCGAAAATTATATTTTTTACCTGTTATACCACTCATATGATTCTGATACCATAGAAGTCCTAACAAAAGTCTTGTACTATAATCTCCTTTGCTATGTATATTTTGTTTGATATTATTAAAATACTTTTCATATTGTGGTCCAATGTTTATTCTGTTTGCCCATTCGTTCAAATAATTTTTTTTGCTAAATGGTAAAAACACCTTGAGTTTATTGCTTTGAATTTTTATAAATATTCCTTTCTTAAATTTATGAAACATATAATTGAACGTATTTAATACATCAGTTGATTGCAGATCTTTATACTTTTCCCACATAATCATTTCATTAAAATTAATATTATTAAATATATTCTTTTCAAGACATATAATAGGCATACACATTTGACCATTAGTTGTATCTCGATATTCATCGAACTGATCGATGTCTCCGGCTGTAAAGTGTCGCTGGTTGTAATTTTTATATCTAGGATTTGTATGAAACCCATGTTTTTTTTGTATATTAAAAGATTCTTGACATTCCTGTATAGATAAGAAATAATCTGAATATAATTTATTTATTTTGAATTTTGATGTTGTAGTCATATTTATTTATTATAGTATTCTAGTTATTATATTTCATTTTTAAAATAAATTTCTATAATAAATGTATATGTTATAGAAATTTATTATAGAAATTTATTATATAAATATACTATGTATGTATACATAGTATATGAATTATTAAAAAGATGTAATAGCTTTTAAACAAATAAAATAAAATCATCCGCTTTTACAAACTATTTATGAATTCTGTTTATATTTTTTTGATATTAATTTACTATTACGAGTAGGCGATCCTTTTCTAGCTTCCATTATTTCTTTTAATACATCTTGTGGATTATGTATATCGTATTTTTCTAATACACTGATAGAATCAGTTAACTGTTCTTTTTTCTTTTTTATTCGTCTTTTAGGATTTGGATTACGCATTACAGCATACCCCTTGTATTTTACTCCTGGAAGATCTTTGCTTTCTAAATACTCATCTATTCGAGATTCCGTATCTGAAATATTTTTACGTAATGTTCTTAAAACGCCCAACTGCTTTTTTATTTCTTGGTTAAGTGCTTTGTGTTCGAGAACTTCTCCTTGTATATTACTCATTGTTTAATTACAAAAACCTCATCTTTAAATTATACTAATTTTATTATTATTTCCCAATAATAAAACAATTATGCAGTATAATATCCAAAGTTTAAATCCGGTATTGTTCAAAAATTCAGTTGATCCATTGCCAATGATTTACATCAAACCACATGATGCATTATCCTTAGAATTTGTAGAAAAAAAGAAGGTTTTTTATGTTAGTATGAATAATACTGGTACCATATACGATAACAAAAAATTTAGAGGTTTAATAACTAAAAGTTCTCTTGTTCCAAATTATAGACCAAATTTTTACGATCAAACAAAATATTACTCTATCGTAGTATTTGCTCCATGGTATACATATCCTAAAGAAAATAACAAGGGAACTGTTACGATAACATATATCGAAGATGATGATAAAAGAAATATTGAAGATGTAGATAAATCTATTAAAGACCAAGAAATAAAGATTGATGATATACAAATTAAAAACGATGTAGAAGAAATTCAACCAAAAATGTTTAATAATAGAATTGAATATGTTCCACGAACAATCAACGGAATAGGGTTACCTGAGACAGTGGCTATACTAATTATATTTATGATAATTATTTTTGTACTATATATTATTTTTCATACTCGAAAAACATAATTATATTTATATAAATAAATGAAGTTTATATCTATTATATTATTAATTTCATCAATACTTCTAGTAATATCTTCATCTTGGTCACTATGTAATTTTACACGGTTAGAATATACATCTAAAAAGTATAAAACCGATACAATGCTTGAAGAAGCATGTAATATATCCAAAAATTATACTAAAAACGGTAAATTAATATCTACTGTATCTTTAGTAATTTCTATAGTGTTGTTAATAACATCAAGTATAGTAATATACAAAGAATATTAATATACTTGACTTTTATTTTTTTTATAAGTTATTTTTTTGTATTCCGACTTTTGAAATACCTTGTTTAAAAATTTTTTAAATACTATTTTTGTATAATGAGAAAGAACTATGTTACCATCTAAAATGAATTTTTCTAAGCAGTCAAGTTTTATCCAAGAAATTCCATTAGCGTCATTAATTTCGTCAGAATTACATATCTGTATTTCTACATCACATACTTTCATTTCTAAATAATAATATATAGATCTGTTTTTTATATTTATAAGATCTATAAAAGTAACACCAGATAAATCTATACCTGTTTCTTCCATAACTTCACGTACTGCTCCTTTTATTGGAGACTCTCCAATATTTAGAGTTCCTTTTGGGCAACCCCATAAAGATCCTCTTGATTGGACTAATAATACACGGTTTGTGCAAGGATCATATATAAAAACACCAGCTTTAAGATAATTTGGTCTTCTATGTCTATAAAGTTTTTTTTTGTAACTATATACTTTGATTGTGCAACATCTTTTATCACATTTATAAATCTCCATTTCTTTTATATTATATACATACTTCTTAAAATATATACTCAACTATCATATTTTATATTTAATAATATAAAATTTATCACAAAAATAATTAATTAAACTTTCTTAGATTTATAACGACGGTTAGCGAGCATATTCTTTCTAGCTTTTCTTTCGGGTCCAGACATCTTTCTAATTGAAGATCGACGTTTATAAGCAGATCCCATAGATTTACGACCGCGACTGACAGCTATAGCTTTTCTATAACGACGTGCCCGACTTTTCTTTTTAGTAGAAGTCAACTTACGAGCATCAGAGCGACGTGGTCGATACAAACTTCCTGCGGCAATTTTTCTACGAATACGGCGTGCACTACGGGTCACTCCTTCAGGAGATCGACATCTTCCTGTTCTAGGAGAACGAACTTTGTTTCCTTTACATGATTTTTTTCTTACGGCAGATCTAGATTTTCTAATTCTCTTTGCTTGTTTATCTGGTAGGTTCTTCAATTCTGAAGATGTATATTTTACAGCCATTTATATTATAACAATATTTTTAAAAAAAAAATATTATAATTCTTTATAATATTTAAGACTATATATTCAACCTGTATTCAATTTGTAAAAAAAGGTTTTCGACCTACTTGATAATTTTATAATGTTAGATGATGAACTTTTAAGGGTATTTTTCTACCCAATCTATTCGCTCGACCAATAATCTGTGTTAAATTAGATGCGCTCATCTCATGATAAACTATAATAGAATCTGTTTCGACTAAATTTATTCCAGAACTATTATTTTGGGAATTTAAAAATATAACTTGTGTATCACCTTCTCTAAATCTTTTCAGTAATCTTTCTCTTGTTTTTACACTTCCTTTTACTTCGCTAAATTTTATTTCGTTTTCATTTAATATATTTCTTATAGAAGTAAAAGAATAATCACGATCTGAAAATATTATGACTTTGTCTTGGGGATTATCATTCAATATCTCAGCTATTTTATTCTCTTTTGTTATATTTACAATCATTTTACTTTCATTTTTACTGTTCATTGAAATATTTTTATCTTGTTCAATAATTAACTTTGTAGGATCAACTACATGCCGACACAACGGACAATTCTGCTTAGTTCTTAACCAAGTCAATAAACAAGCCCCACAAAATACATTCTGACAATTTGGTTCTAATACTGGATTAATCATTGGCTCCATACATATATTACAATTACCCTCCAAAACTTCTTTATATCTATTCTGTAACTCTACTATCTCATTCAGAACCTTAGACTTTTTATCGTCCCAATATACTTTTTTAATTTCATCACACCTTATATTACATATTTTTATCTCCGTATCTATCTCTTTCAACTCATCATTTTTCTTTTTTAAAACTAATTCAGTTATATTATCGGTAGATTTACCGCCAAGAACTCTAACAGCTTCTTGTATATCACCAGATCGAATCATATCTAAAACTGCAACTGATGTTAAGCCATTTAATGTAGAAAAGATAGGATTATAACATTTATGGTATATATGCTGAGAAATTGGCATACTATAAGAATTATTAATAAAACCCTCATCGCTAATTTGAATAAACGGACCGAAGTCATTTTGAAAATCGCGCCAACCATTTGCTCTATTACTAAATATCTCATACATAAAACTTGTACGACACTCTCCATGTTGCCAATTTATAGAATAAGGTGTAGCGGTTACAAACCACGAAAATCCAGCTATGATCTTTTTCATAGATGGAACTTTTACATGACCAGGTTCATCAAATATAAACCTTTTCCATGCTATATTTGAATTAGCCATCATCAACTTATTATACATTCCTGGAGCGACAATAATAACATCATAATCACCAATCTCCACAGTATCAGCACACTTTCGAGATGTAACAACTGCAACCGACAAATCAGTATATTTAAACTCGTTTTCCCACTGATGAATAATAGACTGTCCAGCCAATATTAATGTTGTGCCAACTTTTTGATACTTATATATTGATCTCTTTTTTATTCTTCCACCAGCCTGTATCTTTACAGACTCGAAAACATAAGGATCTTCATCCCATTCCATACTATCACGTAATATTAAAGCAATCATACTACAAGTTTTACCGTATCCAGTCTTGTCAGCATTTATACCTATATTTGTATCGATTATTATATTCTCGGTAACCTCGACTTGTTTAAATATTTCTAATTGTTCCATATTATACACACTTGCCAACTGATGAGGATACAAATTTATACGCATACTCTTCGGCTGTGGAATTCTTGGAATATAATCGTAATTAACTTCTTGTTTAAGTTCTTCATCATTAATTATGTTATTGTTATCTGACATTTATTTGTAGAACTTATAATAATAAATAGCAATTACAATATAATTATTTATAAAATATAAAACCCTCCACAGACGCTCAATATTTATACCTACCCTGCATAGACTCATTTACCTTTCTAGATATCTCCATTTGCCTAGACTCCATACCTTCGTCGATACGAGTTATACGTGCAGTTGATGGCTTTTGCCCGCGACCCTCATACCCACCAGCACTAATAGTAGGCTTGAGATTATACCCGCGATTTGTATCACCCTGACGCTGATTCTGAATACTTCCATGGTTAGAATATATTTCTGTAACAGGCCTTCGACTATGTAATTTCATTTGATATTGATCATTTTGGCTCGGATTATGATAAATATTTTTATTTATATTTGTACTTCCGTGTGTAACAGGCATAGATCTTTCCAATTCAATATCACCATGAATATATTCATCCTTAGTATTACCACTTATTGGAGCCGTATAATCAATTTTTATATTATCTTTAACTTTAATATTAATATCCATAATATCCTCGATAGCAGTTACATGAATATTTTGGGAAACTTTGCTCATCACATTACTATGATTAGTTTTCTGTAAATACCTACCAGTGTCTAACTCATGACTATCGATAAACCTAAAAGTATCACCTGTCAAATTAGTCCGGACATTACTATTCAATACATCTTGCATATACCGACCAGACTCGACATTATTATTATCGGAAAACTTTAATATATCTCGTGACATTTTACTATCTACATTACTATGCAATGGATCTTGCATATACCTATCAGACTCAACATTATTGTTATCGGAAAACTTTAATATATCTCGTGACATTTTACTATCTACATTACTATGCAATGGATTCTGCATATATCGTCCCGATTCGACATTATTATTATCGGAAAACTTTAATATATCTCGTGACATTTTACTATCTACATTACTATGCAATGGATCTTGCATATACCTATCAGTATCCATATCTCGATACAATTCATTATCTATAACACGACTATTAGTTCCAACACTAGAATTAGTAGAAATATTCATTATATCCATACTTATCTCTTTCTTTGGATTTTGAACATTCTGAGTAGTTAAATCACGAGTTCTAATACCGCTATCGGCACCTATCTTTATAGGATTTTGAATCACATATTTGACCTCGAAATTCTCTTGTATTGGAGTCTCTATTTGATATCTAGCAGTAGGTCGAATACTAGTTTTCAATATCTTGTTTTTTACACCAACTGTTTTTTCGGCTGATTGAGGACACATAGCTTTCTTCATATAATCAGGAAAATCCTTAGAAGAACTAACACTAGTAGCATTACGAGGCAACCTCGATAATGGCAACAAATTAATAGGCTTCATAAGAGGCGGTCGAAACGCACCAGCATCCATAATACGATAAGGCAACTTGGCAGCAGTATTACCACTATTTGCAGTCGGATTGCCTCCCATAGAACCATTACCTTCATTGCCATAAGATACAGAAACCATAGGATTCACTCCTCTGGCGAAACGTGTTATCGCTTCGCACGCACGATCGCCAGAATCATCGACCATAGCAGTTATACTACTAGTTTCGCCAACTTTGTTAATTCTACGAGTCATAATACTCTTAGGAGGATCCCTCAGAATATTCATTGATCCCAACCCTCCCTCGACGGATGGAAGAGTTGATTTTCCATAGTTTGTTAATCCCGAATATGATATTGACATTTATAATATATATATTTTATTATAAATATTACTTCTTTTATATACTTTAATTATTTTAAACATTTTTAATTCACTCATACAATCAAATATTTCCTAAATATACAGATCTAAATTATATTTTAATAAAACTTTATGATCTATAATCATTAATATCTAAAACATTATACAAAAATTATCCTTAAATTTTCACATATTCTAAAATAATTTTGATAGACTATCATTACGATTCTTAAAATCTACATACTTTTAAAACATTTAATAAAATATTATTTGAAATAATTAGTTTTAGATAATTTTATGATGAATTAAAAAAGAAACAATGCCAAAAATAACATCAATTGCTAATGGGATCCAAGATATATCTTTCTTCTGAAAAGCATATATAGAAGCCGCTAAATACAATGCTCCATGTATTAGCCTCAAATTAGACCACCAAGTTTTTCCACCTGCTTCTGGCGCATTTAATCGTAGATTTTTAAAGTATAAATAAAGAAATCCAAAAGATATTGAAAAAAGAGGAATACTCAGATAAGGAAGGTAATCTTTATTTACGTATTTTAATATTAAAACAAATACTATTCTAATAGGAATACATCCCAATACAAAATATGTAATACTTTTATTTATATCGTTAAACATATTTTATATAAAATACATAAAATAATACTTTACAATAAAAATGTGTACGCCATCTTTTAATTTATCTAAATTCGATTAATATAAATACTTTTATTTATAAATTCATATACAAAAATAAAAATACATATTAACATATGAATTTACCATAAATAACTAATAATTTATACTATCAGTTATTAATACTATAAATTATGTATCAATCATTGTATCACATACAAAACAATTTAAATATATTTAACTATTATTTTCTCTCCACATAGGAACGACTGAATTAGACTCTTAATACATATAATTTATACTAAATGAACTGGTGGATATTAATATAGTTCAAAAGATTTGTTTGGCTGATGAGTCAAATGAAAATTCAAACTTTTATCATTAAAGAATGTTTAAGACAACTACAATCTATACATTCGTATTCATCTTTTATATTATACTAAATATATTAATTTATTTATTTTCTAATACTTTTACTCGTTCGTTTAATTTCTTTATTTCTGCAACTAAATACGTAGTAATAACATTCCAATCAATGTTAGCCGGTTCACCATCAATGACAACACTCATAAATGGGTCAATCAAATTCACTTCCTCGGCAATGAAGCCAATAGAAGTTACTGCCTTTGTCTCTGTTTGTGGTTCTTTAATATAATTGTATTCTCTAGGTTGTAAATCATATACTTTTGTAGTGTCTTGTTGTAGATTAATTACATTGTTTTTGAATTTGATAGAAGAATTGACATACGTAATTTCACCTGTAGTGGAATCATAATACATAGCATTCTTAGCGACTTCTGCCCGAATTGGTTTAACAAAGAAAGCTTGTTCATGCGTTGTGTCAAAAATACCCCCACTAGCATTCAACACAATTGTGTGTTGGTGTTGATAGTTATCCCCGGCTCTGTGTCCTATAGCAACACAAAAATTCCCTTGTGTGGTCCTTCCAGATCCTTCTCCTATAGCAATAGCACCTTGACCCTGATTACTATACCCGGCAGATCCCCCCACAGCAACACACTTCTGCCCCTGGTTGGCACTGCCCGCATTAACACCGACAGCTACAGCTGTAGACGACTGAGATGAAAATCCAGCGCCCAGTCCAATAGCCACCGAACTATGACCCTGTGTGATCCTTCCAGCATCTGCACCAATTGCTACAGCGCTATTTTGTTGAAAAGAATATCCAGCAAGCATACCAACCGCTACTGCTCTAACCGCTTGTGTGTTCCTGCCCGCTTGATTTCCGACAGCTACACAATTCGAGCTCTGATTATTCTCGCCGGCAGTTGTTCCTAAAGATATGCAATCATTACCCTGACCTGCTGCACCAGCATTTAATCCAGCTGCAATAGCGTTTGTTGTAGGTTTTACTATACTAGAGGAATTATCATCAAAATACTTTTTTGTAATTAAAGATTGCTGAGAAAATGAAGTTTCAGTTGTCGTAGTAGCTGAGTTTATCCTAATAACACCATTTAAGCTAGTTAAGTTTATATCTTCTTCCGCTAATATATTGATATCAAGTTTTGCATTGATAGCAATATCAGTATTGTTTAACTGTACAAATGTCTGTTCAGTATTTCCCAATTGTCCACCATTCATTCTCAAAACTCCTACAGAAGTAGGGTAAATACTATTTACAGTTGCTAACCCCGAGTTTAAGGTTCCTTGAAAATATCCATCTTTATATTTCAAAGAGGAGGTTCCAATATCATGCGTGTTATTAAGATCCGGAACTATATTACCATACATCTCAATTAACTGAGAATTTAAACGTATATAGGCGTTAGCCATAGTTATTTGACTTGCATTTGCCGAAAATCTGATAAAAGTACTGAGAATCCAAAATTCAGAATTTGCTTGAGCAAATATAGAATCACCACCTACGCGTATAAAACCTTGTGTTGCCGTACTTATGTCATTTCCATTTATTATGACACCAGTTGTAGCAGGTTTTGGATAAATATTACTCGAAATTAATGTCTCTGAGGTTGCAACCCCACTTAATAGTAAATTTCCAGTAATATTTGTAGTGGTAGCTGTTGAAGATGTAAAATTAGAAATCTTTTGTAATTCCTCAACGTCAGGAGTAATTATTTTCCATACAGCCGAATTAGAAGCAGGATCTAAACAAACATATGCGTCGTCTATTTGGTTATCAAACCATTGAGATCCTACTACATACCCTTGCGACGCATCGTTATTTACTGTAGGTGCTATAGTAGCAGCATAATTACTAAGAGGTCCTGATGGCCCCGTTGGTCCTGTTAAACTTGCACCGGTTGTACCTGTTGATCCTGTTGATCCTGTTGCGCCGGTTGCGCCGGTTGGACCAGTTGCACCAGTTGGACCAGTTGCACCAGTTGGACCAGTTGTACCTGTTGATCCTGTTGCGCCGGTTGGACCAGTTGCACCAGTTGTACCTGTTGATCCTGACGATCCTGTTGCGCCGGTTGGACCAGTTGCACCAGTTGTACCTGTTGATCCTGACGATCCTGTTGCGCCTGTTGCACCTGTTTCACCTGTTGCACCTGTTGCACCAGTTTTACCTGTTGCACCAGTTGTACCTGTTACTCCTGTTACTCCTGTTGCTCCTGTTAAACTTGCACCTGTTGTACCAGTTGTACCAGTTGTACCTGTTGTACCAGTTACTCCTGTTACTCCTGTTGCTCCTGTTAAACTTGCACCTGTTGCACCTGTTGGTCCAGTTGTACCAGTTGTACCAGTTGTACCAGTTGCTCCTGTTACTCCTGTTACTCCTGTTGCTCCTGTTAAACTTGCACCTGTTGCACCTGTTGGTCCAGTTGTACCAGTTGTACCAGTTGTACCAGTTGTACCAGTTGCTCCTGTTACTCCTGTTGCTCCTGTTAAACTTGCACCTGTTGCACCTGTTGGGCCAGTTGTACCAGTTGCTCCTGTTGCTCCTGTTGCTCCTGTTAAACTTGCACCTGTTGCACCAGTTGCACCAGTTGCACCAGTTGTACCTGTTACTCCTGTTGCTCCTGTTACTCCTGTTGCTCCTGTTAAACTTGCACCTGTTGCACCTGTTGCACCTGTCGCACCTGTCGCACCTGTTATACCTGTTGCTCCCGTTACTCCTGTTGCTCCTGTTACTCCTGTTGCACCTGTTACTCCTGTTGCTCCTGTTAAACTTGCACCTGTTGCACCTGTTGGGCCAGTTGTACCAGTTGTACCAGTTGCTCCTGTTGATCCTGTTACTCCTGTTGCTCCTGTTACTCCTGTTGCTCCTGTTAAACTTGCACCTGTTGCACCTGTTGGTCCGGTTGTACCAGTTGTACCAGTTGTACCAGTTGCTCCTGTTACTCCTGTTGCTCCTGTTACTCCTGTTGCTCCTGTTACTCCTGTTGATCCTGTTAAACTTGCACCTGTTGCACCTGTTGGGCCAGTTGTACCAGTTGTACCTGTTGCTCCTGTTACTCCTGTTGCTCCTGTTACTCCTGTTGCTCCTGTTGCTCCTGTTGCTCCTGTCACTCCTGTTGCTCCTGTTACTCCTGTTGCTCCTGTTACTCCTGTTACTCCTGTTGCTCCTGTTGCTCCTGTTGCTCCTGTTGCTCCTGTTGCTCCTGTTACTCCTGTTACTCCTGTTGCTCCTGTTACTCCTGTTGCTCCTGTTGGTCCGGTTGTACCAGTTGTACCAGTTGTACCAGTTACTCCTGTTACTCCTGTTGCTCCTGTTACTCCTGTTGCTCCTGTTAAACTTGCACCTGTTGCACCTGTCGGTCCGGTTGTACCAGTTGTACCTGTTACTCCTGTTACTCCTGTTACTCCTGTTGCTCCTGTTAAACTTGCACCTGTTGCACCTGTTGCACCTGTTGCACCTGTTACTCCTGTTGCTCCTGTTACTCCTGTTGCTCCTGTTACTCCTGTTGCTCCTGTTACTCCTGTTGCTCCTGTTAAACTTGCACCTGTTGCACCTGTTGCACCTGTTGGTCCGGTTGTACCAGTTGTACCAGTTGCTCCCGTTACTCCTGTTACTCCTGTTGCTCCTGTTACTCCTGTTGCTCCTGTTGGTCCGGTTGCTCCTGTTGGTCCGGTTGTACCAGTTGTACCAGTTGTACCTGTCGCTCCTGTTGCTCCTGTTACTCCTGTTACTCCTGTTACTCCTGTTGCTCCTGTTAAACTTGCACCTGTTGCACCTGTTGGTCCGGTTGTACCAGTTGTACCTGTTACTCCTGTTACTCCTGTTGCTCCTGTTAAACTTGCACCTGTTGCACCTGTTGGTCCGGTTGTACCAGTTGTACCAGTTGTACCAGTTGCTCCTGTTGCTCCTGTTACTCCTGTTACTCCTGTTGCTCCTGTTACTCCTGTTGCTCCTGTTAAACTTGCACCTGTTGCACCTGTTGTACCAGTTGGTCCGGTATATCCTGTTGTACCTGTTATACCTGTTGCTCCTGTTAAACTTGCACCTGTTGGTCCGGTTGTACCAGTTGTACCTGTTACTCCTGTTACTCCTGTTGCTCCTGTTAAACTTGCACCTGTTGCGCCAGTTGGTCCGGTATATCCTGTATATCCTGTCGATCCATTGTTTGTAGGATTTATTGGTGCATTTACATATACCCATTTAAGTATATTTTGATCCCAAGAAAGAATGTTACCATTAGTTGGTTCATTATCTGTTATACTTCTACCTTGTATTTCATTAGCATTATAAATTGCCTGGTTTGCCAATTCTGAGAAACCATCAGGAGAACTGTATTTAAGTCTAAAAGACATTTTTTATTTATATATATATAAATAAAAAAAATAATAATAATTATAAAATTTAGACTGAGTAATAATTTAAATATGTGACTAGATATGGTAAGTAATCATCGATTATTTATTTGTCATTCTGTCAATTGAGAATGTTGGTTTCGATTAGATGTAATAAATGATTATAGTTAATAAAGAATTTTCAGATATCTAGTTTTCTAGGTCTCACATAAAATGTTGTACATGCATTTGATACGTTATGTACTGTTGGTCAATAATAAATGTTATTATACAAATAATAAATGATAACTTTCATCACTAAATAGTTTTAAATTAAATAAGTTAGAAATAATATTTTAGATTTAAATATTTCTTTCTTTTTTAAAAAATTACAAGATATCTTGTATTTAAATTTAAAATATTCTATAAAAAATCTCCAAAAGCACTTGTTTTAATTTAAAAGATTATATTTTTAGCATGTACGGCGTAAAAAATTTAATTTACAATATGTGTTTTAGGAATGTGTTTTTTTTTTAGTGGATTTATTATTTAAAAAGTTTAGCATTTAATTCAATTAATTTTCTCAATAAATTAAAATCTGGACCTAACTACAATAACAAAAAACTTTCAATAATTTTAATGCTAATAAATGATTATCAATAGTTCTCATAATTAAACTTTAATATATACTTATTTAAAACAAATTATAAATTGAATTCCGGTAAAATTTTAGCGAATGAGCAATTAACCCTGTCATTATAACCTATCGGCAAACTCTCTGAACTTCCCCAACCTAACATTTTACCATTAGATAAAACGACTACGCAAAAACCTGCTACAAAATTATCTCCATTTATTAGTTTGCAGTAATCCAGAGTTATGTCAACAGCCGATATACCTACAGGTAAAGGATATTCTATGAATTCGTTATATTGGTCTGTAGCAACAGATCCAGTAAAAGGTAATGAATGTGGACGATAACCGCAAACAAATATTTTTCCATTAGTTGTTAAAACAATAGTTGAACCATAAACAGTTCCTGTAGTAGTGACTTGAGAAACTCCGCCGCAAAAAACTTTAGCCACTATATTCTCGAAGTCTTTACCGTAATCGATTCTTTGGAGAGAGTTGTTATTGACGTATGTGGATCCTACATGATTATTTTGATTTTTTCCTACGTAAAACAACTGATTTAAATTATTAATTGCAAAAAGACCATTTACACCTTGAGCACTATATCTCCTAATGTATCTCCAATTTGTAGCAAGTAAATTTTCCTGTAAAAAGGTCAGTTGAGTTGTTGTGTTGCCGTGGCCTTGGCAGAGTTGACCATCTGAGTTTAATCCGCAAGTTACGATTTTACCAGAATTTAGAAGAATATATGTATTTGCTCCAAAATGACCGGGCCCATTATCGTGCTGTGATGCATTCACTTTAATTGGGTAACTCCCTAACATAAGTGAAGTAATTTCTATAGGAGTAGAGTTAATACCCTTAGGTAAAAGAGTTCCAAATCTTTGTTGTGACAAGTTACTTCCCCACGCCCATGTTTTAAGATTTGAATCTAGTGCTATGCACGCAGTATGACTACCGTGGTTGGAAACCCAAACTTTCACAACTGGAAAGCCCGTCGATGTCCCTCCAATATTTATGACTTTTTTCATAAAATTTGTAGATGTAATTATGCCATGTCCCAATTGTCCGTGATTATTGTATCCAGCAGACCATAAATCTCCAGTCGAATCGATTACATAAATTTGACCATCTGCAGTGTACGGACTTGAATCGTCTATGGGAACCAGTTGAGTTACATTTTCTAGTGGTGTGTTTAATGCCGTCAAAATTGGAGACAAATTATAGAGTTCAGTTGAGTTACCTTGGGCTAAGACGTTTGAACCGCTTCCTTTAACATAAACTCGTCCGTCATCTCCCAATACACAAACATATAAAACAGTATTCATAATATTTATTGGTTTGACACCGCTCGGCATTGTTAGCATTATAGCACTAAATGATGTCTCGCTAAGATACTCTTTACCCCATTTTCCTATGCTATTACCACCTGAAAAAACATAAACTACGTTGTTTATGATCCAAGAAAGACCACCTGTCCCATAATAAGATTCTTCCGAATTTGCCAGTAAGATTGATTTTGGATCTGGAGAATTTGTATTAGTTTGTAGCCATACCGAAGAACCTTCTGTAGAATTGACACACATATAAGAATTATTTAGAAATGTATCTATCCATTGAGACCCGACTGTGTACCCTTCGGTCGAATCGTTTGTTACTTTTGGTGCAATAAATGCATAATAATTATTAAGTGACGTTGTTCCTGTAGACCAAAAAGCGGACCCAACAGTATCATTGAAGAGTGTGTAAATCATCCCCCCTACAGTATCCATCCATTTTGAGCCTACTTTATACCCCTGTGTAGAATCGTTAATAATAGTTGGTGCTACCAACGAACTAAAATTATTTTTAATCCATGTACCATCTCCTTTTAAGAAAGAGTCTTGCGCCCCACTAATTGGGTGAGGTACCAATCCTTTTGTTCCATCAAGAGTAAAAGTAGACCCAATAAAAGGTTCTGTTTCAGGAGAAGAATCTACGACTTCAACTGTAATCCACGCAGGCGCATCAGTGTCTCCGATACTTAAGGTATTAAGATTGAAAATAATCTGTAACTCTACTTCAATGCTTGTCAAAAGTGGTTTAATGTATCCAACTGCTGAGCCACCATAATTATTATTAGAAATGTCTGTACTCGACATTATAGCATGACCATTTCCAAAAAAAGTCTGATTCGTGTTATCATGAAATCGGACTTTAAGACTAGCTCCAGCACTCCCTGATATGTATCCACAGTTTCCAGTCAATTTGTATGTCTTGTTACCTACAAGAGTGACAATTCCCGTTTTTTGATTAAAAGTGATTCCATTTCCTATATTAGTAATTACTGTATCAAAAAGAATAGAGGATCCTACAATAAGACCTGTCATTTGACCAACTTTAGAAAACTGGGCATATGAAGGGCTAGGGTTAAATGCCGAATGGCTCACTTCAACTATACTAAGCGATGATTGCGTTCCAGTGCCTATAGAGCTACCTCTTAAGATAAAATTTACTGAACTATCACCTGATGAGCCAGATGGATTAAATATCTCATAATACGAAGTAGTAATAATCTCAACAGTAACCATAAATAAATTGGTGCTTGAACTTCCCGGATAGTCAGTTGAAATTTGATCCGCTATTACATTACCCAGTTGAGCATTTGTTTTCTTGTTTCGCACTGACCACCTTACAAAAGAACTTGTTGAATTAAATCCTTCTGTTTGTGGCATAAATTGGATAGTGTAAGTTTTACCAGCTTTTAGTTGAAAACCTGTTGTTCCGTCGAATAGAATGTTGCTTCCTTTAGAAATACCTTCAAATATCACTGCTTGTTTGACATCAGTAGTTATAGTCTGATTAAGTGTTTTATATGCCTGATTCCAAGTAGCTTGTGTCGCAAACCCGGTATGTCTTTCACCCCCAGTCCAAACCGCAGATCCTGTTGTTGCTTTAACACACGTATAACTTTTTTGAGAAACTGTATTTACCCAAATAGAACCAATTTGATAGCCTTGTGTGTTATCATTTGTAAATGAATCAGGATCTACTGTACCTGCAAAATTATTTAAAATTGCATTTGGGCTTGAAATCTCGGAAAATACTAAGTCGTCAGTTCCAACAACTGCTGTGGCGCTCGTACATCTTATATATTTTTTTTTGTTCGCATTTCCTTCAAAAACATAAATTTCAAGTTTAGAAGCATCACTTGCAAAAGATAAAAAAGTTGTAGATCTTACTAAACCAGGATTTGTAAATATGTAAACACCATCTTCACTCTTCGTATTTTGCGTTTTAATCAAAACATTGTCACCTACAATTAATGTAACACCATCGATAGTTCCAGCATACGTAGACAAATCTTTTATGTCTACTTCGGACGAAACTCGAACTGTAAGAGTATCATTAAAAGTCCAAATGGCATTACCTGATGTATTATCAGTACAAGTAAATGTTTGATCTGTATTTGTATTTACCCATTTAGAACAAACTTCGTATTTTTGATTCACATCATTTAAACAGTTAGGATTTGTTGCAACAGAATTATTTTTTTTATTATTCATTATTTCCCAAACTGCATTACCAGTAATCGAGTCTAAACATATATAACTTTTATCAGAAACTGTATCTACCCACACAGAACCTTCTTTATATCCTTTTGTATTATCATCGTTAACTGTAGGAAATATTATTGCACTATAGTTTTTCAGAACTTCAGGAGTAATCATTTTCCATATAGCAGCATCAGAAGTGGCATCGAAACAAACATACGCGTCATTTTTTATAATATCAAGCCATTCAGACCCCACAACATACTTTTCTGTTTCATCATTATTTACTGTAGGTGCAATTGCCCCATCATATTTACTAAAAAATGCTGGCCCTGCCGGTCCTGTTACTCCTGTCGGTCCTCTTGATCCTGTCGATCCTGTCGATCCTGTCGATCCTGTCGATCCTGTTGATCCTGTTGATCCTGTCGATCCTGTCGATCCTGTCGATCCTGTTGATCCTGTCGATCCTGTCGATCCTGTTGATCCTGTTGATCCTGTTGATCCTGTTGATCCTGTTGATCCTGTTGATCCTGTTGATCCTGTTGATCCTGTTGATCCTGTTGATCCTGTTGATCCTGTTG